CTGATTGGAACGATCGGTACTCTGCCAAGGTTGCTCGTGAGCGAGTGACAGTTTGGTCAGATTTTACTCGTCAGCTGCGGTCGCAGAACTCCGCAGGTGTGTGGCACAACATCAAGCTGTGGCACCCATTCAACAAGAATATAGTTTATGACCAGCATGAAGAGGCGGACACAAAACAGGATAATAAGTGGAGCGTTCAAGGAAAGGCAGGGATCGGCGACATTTATGTCTTGGATTACTTCAGCTGCGCCAATGGTGTAATTGGTGACGTTGCCGAGCTTGGTTATTCTTCTACCTACTACTGGCATGAGCGCTAGAAGAGCGGCTGATGCACATGTACAATTAGACAGTTTGCTTGAATCCAATCCCAGTCCACACCTTTCTGTCCCTCAGGGTAGTCGTTGGTGACGTAGATGGCAGGCCTACCCCACTCGATTCGTGTCTTGGCACGATACTTGTCGGTGACGTAAGCCTCCCTTTGGTGGCCCAACCAGAACTTGTAAGAATGAAAAAATTCAAAACCACCTTGCAGATCATCAAATACCGCATACTGAACACCCTCTAGAGACTCATCCAGGGAAAACAGTCCTCCAAAGTAGGCGTGCTTTCCAAGTGACCTTGCCCAGATGGTTTTTCCCATCCGGCTTGGTCCCCATAAGATGAGAGATTTCCTCCTCTCTCCTAAAAATAGAAAATGATTAGTCAGCATAACATTTCTGGAGGAGGGGGGACCCCCCGAGGAGGAACGACGCAGGGAGGGGGGTGTATGTCCTCCGGATTGACAACCGAAGTATAACCGCCGGAGGCCCAGTCCAAGACTCCGTACCGGAGGGAGCTCAAGCGACCGGAGCTGCTAAAAATAGAACACTAAAAAAAATAACACACCTACTCCTCTTTCTGAAAACAAAGATTCATGTGTCCAGTCCAAGAGTTCTGGAAATCCGCTAAGATCGAAGGTAAGGGTTTCGTCGTGTCTGTATGGTTCTGGAGCCACGCGATACTGCCAATCGGCATACTTCTGAAGTTGGGTGAAGGAGGTGCAAAGTGCTCGAGGATTAAGCGCACGGACGCGCTGAAAAAATTCCTCTCGACTCTCAGCAAGGACGATTTCAGCCCACGGATCAGTTCGCTTTCCCAGTGACTTTTCAGCGGGGCGGGCAAGCCCTCCAGCGCATACTTCGCCATCTTTGATCGCGTAGTCATAACCTTTTTCAGGTGTACCGAAAGAAGGTGAGATGTTTGGGTGGTTACCTCCAACATCAAATGCGTCCACTCGTCGTGTTCGGTATTTCCTTCCGAAATCGACAAAAGCGTGTAGGTGAGTTCCGCCATCAGCATGAGCTTCGCGTCCAATGATGCACTCAGCTCCCAGTTCTGAAAAATGATCACTAACCTCGAAGGGGTCGAGGTCTCCGCACTGAGGATAGGTGAATAAGGCATAGCGGGCGTTGAGGTGGAAACCCATCTGTGCTCTGCTCTGGACAATTTAATGTTATAGTCCAGAGCAGAACACAGGGCACACTCTCTCTATAAATAGTTGTGGGTCGGCCCAACATTACCCCGTCGGGGTAATACAATGTGCGGTAGCGCTTGTCAGCACGACGGACGTTGCCCCGGTCCTTGTCGATCCCTACGTCATGGCATTCAATCGCTCTCGACCATTCCGGCGCCGCAGGCGTACCTTTCGCAGACGACCATTTCGATCAACTCGATTCCGAAGACGCCGAATGAGGCGGGTCACCCGCCGAACCCGAGGCCCAACACAGAGACAGATTCTCAATCTGACGTCACGGAAGAAGAGAGACAACATGCTCACTCAGAGTGTGCAGGATGATTATCAATTCTTGGATACTCCGGGAGATCCGAAGACGTTGTCTGGTGACAACATTTATGGATTCCTCTTTTCGCCTAGCGCGCGGGGTAGCTCAGCTACCTTTGGTGTTGACCAGGTCAGGCGCTTTGGTGGCACCACATTTGTGAGAGGCCTTTCTGAGCGCATCTCATTTGAGACTACTACTGCAGCCAATTGGATTTGGCGTCGCATTGTCTTCAGTATGAAGGGTGATGCCGTGCGGGGTCAGTTTCCTGCTGGAACACTTGAGTTCGCTGGTAGTACTGAGGGTCAGACCCGAACTGCTTGGAACTTCCTGTCTCCCAATGATCCTGATGGAAATATTGGGCGAGATGCCTTGGAAGAATACATCTTCCAGGGAGAGCGTGGTACTGATTGGAACGATCGGTACTCTGCCAAGGTTGCTCGTGAGCGAGTGACAGTTTGGTCAGATTTTACTCGTCAGCTGCGGTCGCAGAACTCCGCAGGTGTGTGGCACAACATCAAGCTGTG